TGCAAGTCGTGTCACTCACGCATACACGCGGAGCGGGGAGACCGGTGGGGAAAGAGACCGGAGGGGGAGTGAAAATCCCCGCGCGTATATTCTCCAGGGAACGGCGCGGGGGTCACACGCACAAAAACAAGAAATCAAACGGGGTATTACCCCGGCAGGGAATTGAGGTGAAGGAAAATGGCCAAAGACGGGACTATGCGCGGCGGCGCACGGGTCGGTTCCGGCAGGAAGTCCAAAGCCCTGACGGAAAAGATCGACAGCGGGCTTGCGGCAACGGTCATTGACCTTCCGGAGCCTGCGGAGATAAGCGGCGAGGATGTGCCGCCGGTGAAAGACTTCTTAAAGGCGGCTCAGAAGAGCGGCATTGACCTTTGCGCGGAGGATGTGTTCAAGGCAACCTTCCTCTGGCTGAAGGATAGAGGTTGTGACCGGCTGGTGAATACGCAGCTGATCGAACAGTACGCAATGATGGTATCCAGATGGGTACAGTGTGAGACCTGCATATCGGAATACGGATTTCTGGCGAAGCATCCGACCACGGGAGCGGCGATCACTTCCCCGTATGTGACGATGAGCCAGAATTATCTGAAGCAGGTGAACCAGTGCTGGTACCAGATCTATCAGATCGTGAAGGAAAACTGCTCTGTGGAGTACGGCGGGGCGAATCCGCATGATGACCTGATGGAGAGGCTGTTATCAGCGCGGAAGAAATAGGAGGGTTTTGATGAAATATGTGAAGAAAAAGCTGTCAGAACTGAAGCCTTATGAGAACAATCCGAGGATAAATGATGAGGCGGTGGACGATGTTGCGGAGAGCATTAAACAGTGTTCCTACATCGCACCGATCATCATTGACGAGGATGGCGTGATCCTGGCTGGGCATACCAGATATAAAGCCTTGAAGAAGCTTGGATATAAGGAGTGCGAGGTTGTGATCGCCTCCGATCTGACAGAGGAACAGAAGAAAAAATACCGCCTGTATGATAACAAGACGGCGGAGATGGCTTCCTGGGATCAGAAAAAGCTTTCAGCAGAACTGTGTGATGTGGATTTTCAGGGATATGATTTCGGTCAGCCGGAGACGGCGCTTCCTGATGAAGCCGAAGAGGACGGTCCAAAGATGATGACATGTCCGTGCTGCGGGGAGGTGTTCGAGGTATGAAGCTGGAAAGACTGAAACTTGCGGACATTGAGCCGTACAAGAACAATCCGAGAAAAAATGATGATGCGGTAAACGCTGTTGCGGAGAGTATCCGCCAGTGCAGTTATATCACGCCGATCATCGTGGATGAGGATCATGTGATCATTGCAGGCCATACCAGATACAAGGCACTTGTGGCACTTGGAATGGATGATGTGGAATGCCTGGTCTGTGACGGGCTGACCGAGGAACAGAAGAAGAAATATCGGTTTCTGGATAACAAGACCGGCGAAAAGGCAACTTGGGATCTGATGAAGTTGGAAGTCGAACTGGAAGGACTTGATCTGGAAGGGTTCGACTTTTTTGGTATGGCGGAAGACCTGCCTGTGGATGGTGACGGCAGCTGCGGTTCTGATAAGGAACTGACCGGCACCACGGAAATAGATGCGGAGGTGTTTGGGGATGAAGAGTTCAAATACGAATGCCCGAACTGCGGTTTCCGGTTCAACTGAGTTTCCGTGGAAGTGGAACCTGTCCGATCTGGAAAGCAGACCTAAGCATGGTCATACCGTGTTTTCCTGCTTCTCCTGCGGCGGCGGTTCCTCAATGGGATATAAGCTTGCGGGATTTGATGTTGTTGGGAACTGCGAGATCGATCCCGACATGATGAAAGTCTATAAGCAGAATAATCATCCGAAGCATTCATTCCTTATGGATATCAGGGATTTCCTGAAGCTGCCGGATGAAAAGATACCGGAAGAGTTGTTTCATCTGGATGTGCTGGACGGTTCGCCGCCATGTTCTGTATTCTCCACGGCCGGAGTCAGGGAAGAAGGCTGGAATACAGAAAAGGTATTCCGGGAGGGGCAGGCAAAGCAGAGGCTGGATGATCTGTTCCTATATTTCATAGCGATAGCAAAACGCCTTCAGCCGAAGGTGGTTATAGCTGAGAATGTGAAGGGTATCATAATCGGAAACGCCAAAGGCTGGGTCAACCAGATTGTGAAGGGTTTTGATGATGCCGGATATGTGGTTCAGATATTTCTGTTCAATGCGGCGAGAATGGGTGTGCCTCAGAAAAGAGAGCGCGTCTTTTTTATAGCGCACAGAAAAGATCTGAAATATTCGAAGCTTTCCATGAACTTCAATTCTAAGCCGATTCCGTTCAAGGATGTTCGGGAGCCGTATGGCAAGGCGATGGATCCGAACAGTATGCAGGCAAAGCTCCTGAAATACAGGATTCCTTCTGACAGGTGCATCGCGGATATCAATGAGAGGGTGCGGAAGGTTAAGAACAACGGTTTTTCTACTCCGATTAACAGGGATGATGAGCCGATACAGACGATCGTTGCCGGCAGCAGTCTTTACCGGATGTGCGATGGTCTGCTTATGACGGACAAGGATATCATCGGCTGCCAGACATTTCCGCAGGATTACGACTTTATGGATCAGAGCGTCCAGTATATCTGCGGGATGAGTGTTCCGCCGGTCATGATGGCGAAGATCTCCGAGCAGGTGTACAGGCAGTGGCTGAAGGGAAGTGATGCGGATGAAGATGCGGAAGCTGAAGAAATATAAGCCGACAAAGTTCAAGGCGAAGGATTCCGTCTACGACAAGGATGCAGCGGATTTTGCGGTGAACTTCATCCAGTGCCTCTGTCATACCAAAGGAACATGGGCGGGAAAGCCGTTTGAATTGATTGACTGGCAGGAACAGATCATCCGGGATGTGTTCGGAACCATGAAGCCGAACGGATACCGGCAGTTCAATACGGCATATATTGAGATCCCGAAGAAGCAGGGCAAGTCAGAACTGGCTGCGGCGGTGGCTCTGCTCTTATGCTGCGGAGATGGTGAAGAGCGTGCTGAGGTTTACGGATGTGCGGCTGACCGGCAGCAGGCATCCATCGTTTTTGAGGTGGCAGCGGATATGGTCAGGATGTGTCCGGCTCTGAATAAGAGGGTGAAGATCCTGGCTTCCCAGAAGAGGATCATCTTCCAGCCGACCAACAGCTTTTATCAGGTGCTTTCAGCAGAGGCTTATTCAAAGCATGGCTTCAATATACACGGGGTTGTGTTTGACGAATTGCATACGCAGCCGAACAGGAAGCTTTTTGATGTAATGACGAAGGGTTCCGGCGATGCCAGGATGCAGCCTTTATATTTCCTGATCACAACTGCCGGAACGGATACGAACAGCATCTGCTATGAAACACACCAGAAGGCAAAGGATATCCTGGAGGGGCGAAAGATTGATCCAACATTTTATCCGGTGATCTATGGTGCGGATGAAGCGGATGACTGGACTGATCCGAAGGTTTGGAAGAAGGCAAATCCTTCTTTGGATATTACGGTAGGAATCGACAAGGTGAAGGCGGCCTGCGAGTCAGCGAAACAGAATCCGGGAGAAGAAAACTCCTTCCGGCAGTTGAGGCTGAACCAATGGGTGAAGCAGGCGGTCAGATGGATGCCGATGGAGAAATGGGATGCCTGCGCATTCCCGGTGGATGAGGATGAACTGGAAGGGCGTGTCTGTTATGGCGGTCTGGATCTTTCCAGTACGACTGACCTAACGGCGTTTGCCCTGGTATTTCCGCCGGTGGATGAAGAGGATAAGTACATTGTGCTTCCTTATTTCTGGGTTCCGGAAGAAACGCTGGATCTGAGAGTGAAGCGGGATCATGTTCCGTATGATGTCTGGGAGCGAAAGGGGTTTTTGGAAACAACGGAAGGGAATGTGGTCCATTACGCTTATATCGAGAAATTCATTGAGCGCCTGGGTGAGAGATTCTATATCCGTGAGATTGCTTATGACCGGTGGGGAGCAACGCAGTTATCGCAGGATCTGGAAGGAATGGGATTTACGGTAGTTCCGTTCGGACAGGGTTTTGCTTCGATGTCTCCGCCGACCAAGGAATTGATGAGGCTGGTGCTGGAACAGAAGATCGCGCATGGCGGCCATCCGGTTCTCAGGTGGAACATGGATAACATCTACATCCGGACGGATCCGGCTGGCAACATCAAAGCGGATAAGGCGAAGTCCACGGAGAAGATTGACGGTGCCATTGCGATGATCATGGCTCTGGACAGAGCGATCCGTTGCGGCAATGAGAATGAAGAATCAGTTTATGACACAAGAGGATTATTGGTCTTTTGAGATGGGAGGAAATTGCGATGGGAATACTGAGCGGTTTATTTCGGAGCAGGGATAAGCCCACAGACAGGACGGCAGGAAGCAGCTACAGCTTCTTTCTGGGAGGTACTTCGAGTGGCAAGTATGTGACAGAACGGTCTGCGATGCAGATGACGGCGGTGTACTGCTGCGTGAGAATCCTGTCAGAGGCGGTGGCGAGCCTGCCATTACAATTTTACAGATATACCGATGATGGCGGTAAGGAGAAAGCGGTGGAACATC